TAAATGATTAACAAAATTCAAGCTGCGTGTCCTAAGTGCGCTGAAGCTAGGACTAGAGTTGTACTCACTAAACGTGCCAAGGATGGAATAACCATTAGACGAAGATGTTGTATTACTTGCGAACATCGTTGGTACTCCATTCAGTATCCAGAAGTCGCTGTTGAAGATGGCGAAGTTAAATGGATAAAAACAGGATCTAACGCAACATTTGTACCTTCAGCTTAAAAACTATGACAGACATTTCTGACAACGAAGGCCAAGTCGTTTATTCGGCAGGCCATTACTTTGAAATTATTGATGGAGTACGTCATTGGTTGACACAACCACCTAATGACTATATTTGTACTGATGGATCAACAATTAACGAAATTTGCCGTCATTAAGGTATCACTCAGGACGAATGGTTCTTTATGAACCAGAAGAAAATGAGTGGCGGGTTAAGATAAAAACAAAGACTGGGAAGTTAGATCTTCCTTTGGATGCGAAAGAACTAGAACCTGCTGTCTTAGAAGCTGAATACCTTTACGCTGATGCAAGAGCAATAGATCAAGGGAAGCCTCGATGTATTGACTGCTTGCATTGGTTAATTGTTAAAGCTGAATGTGGATTAGGCTTGCCTGAAGGCAGATCAACTGGTGGCGAGTGGGCTAAGGAGTGTGCTTGTTTTTGGCACAAGGAATAAGCGAATCAAGCTCATCTTCTAAACATTCAGCGTAATTTGCGACCTGATCAATCACCTTATTTAATCGAAAATTTTCTTTAGCTAAGAGACTAAGCAAGTCTCCAACATCTTCTCCTTCTGGAGCATTTTTCATTACTATTCTCAAAGCAATTTCAACGACTAATTCTTCTTCGTAGGTGATTTCTGTCGCCAATATAGGTCTAGGAGGTTTATCTGCTTTGTCTTTCTTTAACCAATATGACCAAGGCAATTGAAACTTCATATTTTGATTAGTGAAACCTCTTGTATCTTATGTAGCCTATGGGTCGGGGATCATTTGACAACAAGAGGTTCACTTTTCTCAGGAGAGGGCCATCGCTTAAAAACCCTCATTTGTAACTTAACTATTTTTAATAAAAGACGCAATGGGATTACTTAACTTCCTCGGTAGTGGTTTTGTTTATAGAAGTCCTAAAGAACGTGAAGGGTATGCAAGGTTCCTAGAGATGTTGCCTAGCAAACAATTAAGAGAACTAGCAGGTAGTAGAGCGCATTGCACAAAGAAAAAATTAGTTGAAATGATCCTGAAGCAGTAATTGGTAGGCATGTTTTAGCCTTTGTTGATTTTGCCTTTCTTCAGCTCTTCGTTGCTGTCTGCGAAGTTCTGTACAATGCTCACACTTACATTCAAAGATCACTGCAAATTCGTAGTAGAACTAGGATATAAACGTGACTGAAGGAAATTAACAGCCTCGTCATCAAGTGTATTAGTAGTCTGTTTTGCTGCTGATCTCAATAGATCTAGTAACAGTTTTTTACCTGCCTCACTACGCAAATAAGCGTAAAGAAGAGGTAATAAAGGTTTAAAAAGTTTTCTCATCATTGGACTCAGTTTTCCTTATCTTATATAAAACATTTTTATCTTGCTTTCAATTAAAAAGCGACTAAGATAATTTCGTAATTTACTCATTGTGCAAGTAAGTTATTAACTTGTTGCAGAGATTAGATACCTACTGCAATGTGGGCAGAACCCCTTAACGGTTAGAGGCGTTAGGGGGTTTTGTTTTGTCTATTGACCTCTCCAATTCCGAGGTCTAACTGAATCAAGTCTTACGAGTTCTTTGTCTATAGCGTTCAAGCGATGAAATATTTCTCTAATATCGCCTTGTCTTTTATTAGATCGGTTTCCTAAGACCATCAATAACGCCGATACCATTGCACCGACCAGAGCAGAATAAACTTCAGGCATTTCTATTTAACCAATGACCTTGTTGGATATTAATCCATTCCTTCTGGGCAGCTATTAAATCAGGTTTAGAAATATCTGGATCATTGATCAAACTCCAAATTTCAATACGTTTATTGATCTGATCGACTGTAAGGCCGTGAGCCTTAGCGATTGTTTCCTTCTGCTCTTGGGAGAGAAACTTCATTACGTTTGAATGATTTATGAGTAATGTAGAGATGTTTGCTACTTTTTCTGCATGGACGAAACAAAAACAAACGAACCGAAAAAGAGAAACCCTCTTCAAAAATTTAAGGATGGCTTGGATGACACCACGACTACACTCATAAAAATTATTGTTCTTGGGTGGTCGGGTGCAATATTAACTTTAAATTACGTTTCCATCCCAGGAATACCCCAACAAAAAATAGATCCAACATTCATAGCTTCGGTCTTCACTGGAGTTTTGGCAAGTTTTAATATATCAACCACTTCTAAAAAAGGCGATGGAACTTATAAAGTAGATGAAGATAAAAGTAAAACAATAGGAGGAGCAAATTATCAAACAATTAGAGTGGAAACACCAATCAAACTTGTGCCAATGGAGCCTAAGATAGACCCCATTACAGGGAAAAAAGTCGATCCACAAACAGGCAAACTCACATGAAAAAATTTCTAATCTTGCTTTTATTAGCGAGTCCAGTGCAAGCAGACATGCGGCACTCAATCACTACATCAGCAAAAGTTACCTTGGATGCTGCCTATTCTTCGGCTTCGAGGATTGGGACAACTTACAGCGTTACAGGTAATAATATTACGCCTAGCACTACTGTTTCAGGCACTACAACCTCTGGTGCTATCGGAGGATTGACGGCTGATAGTGTCACAGCAGGAGTACCAGCGATTGTGGACACGGATTTCGCAATAACCACTGCTGGCTCTGCCTACTCGATGACCGAAAGTCTGGTGATGGGAGATGCGGTTCAAAGTGCAACTACGGTGACTGGAGGAGTGGTGCCAAGCTTGCCTTCTCTTGGCGTAACAGTCACAGGAGCAGGAGGTGTTTCAGGTGGGACGATTACTTCTTTAAGCTCAGGTGTTCATACTTGCGCTGGCACGATGGGAGCTGGATCTAGTTGCACGGCACAAACCATAGTTGAATCGGTGGTGGACTAATGCACGTTCCACTAATTGCTTGTTTTATCGCCGTCATTATTGTTTTTACATTCAACTTCTTAATGTGGAAGCACTATATGGATATACATAAATGATTAAATTTGAAGACTATATCTACACCAATCATCATGCTTTACCAGCAGATGTATGCGAAGAAATCATCAACAGATTTGAAAAAGATGACAGAAAAACAGATGGATACGTTTTAAGAAGAGGCGAAAAAGTTGTTGATAAAACACTGAAAGATTCTGAAGATCTTTACATTACTTCTTTAGAAGGATGGGAAGATATAGATGAAATACTTGCTAAAAATGTTGGTGAAAATATACAAAATTATATTGATCATTGTGAAAAAAGCTTTGCAACATTAGATCCAAGACCTAGCCCCTTTGAAGGGGGTGATTTTAGAGATGCAGGATATAACGTAAAAAGCTATGAACCAGGCGGTTTTTTCAATTGGCATAATGACAATACAAATGAAGAAAGACCTAGAATATTTGCAATGTTATATTATTTAAACGATTTAATAAGTGATGGCGGCGGTCATACTGAATTTGCAGACGGAACATTAATTGAACCAACTATAGGGAAATTAGTTATATTTCCTGCTGTATGGAATTTTATACATCGTGGATGCCCACCTTTAAAACATAAAAAATATATTATCTCTACCTATATACATTGATGAAGCGTTATTTACTGCTATTATTATTATTAAATAGCTGGCAAAAGTCAGTCATAGCAGTGCCAGTCGTCCCTAATTTTTCTAGTGGATCAATGTCGGCCGTCACACGTACCACTCAAAATATTACGGAATCAATAGTTTCGACAGATTATAATACTGGTCATTCACTATCTATAACAGGAACGAATTTAGAAATAGATGGATCAACACTGTTACCTGATCCTACAACTGTCACCCAAACTGTAAATGGAACGACTTATCAATGGACTGGAGCCGATCTAACAACAATGCCCAATGTCTCAATCAAAAACGCAGGGGCAGCGTTTCAAATGAATCAAAGTTACCAAGGGCCAGGTTTATCAAATATAACAAACATAACTCGCACAACTCAGGTAGAAAGCGTTACAGAAACTACCTCTACATTCTCTCAATAATATTTGCACTTAACCCTTTAAAAGTATTAGCAAATACCTCCCAAACCGCAGCTCCTGTAGCCAATTCCAGTGGTTCAGTGACCAACATGGCTATACAATCTTTGCAAGGTAATATGATACAAAATCAGTACGGTAATGGAATAGTTTGTCAGGGGCCAATGTTAACAGCATCTCCATTTTTAACAGATAGTTTTCAGCAACAACTTCCCCATGAATATTGGTATGAATCACCTGTGTATGATGACGATGGAAATGTTATTTATTACCAAGATGTTCGTACAGGTCAGAAAGATTCTGCAAGTTTAAATTGGGGATTTAGTATTACTTTCTCCATGCCATTAGATAACTCTTTACAAAGAAGATGTAAGAGAGCTGCTGATGCTCAAATAGCGATCCAAGAGCAAGTCCTTGCTGATAAACAATTATCCTGGCACGTCGCTCGCTTGAAAGAATGTGGTCAGCTTAAGAAATCTGGAATTGAGTTCGCAGAAAATTCCGTCTTCTACTCTTTATGCCAAGATGTTTTAGTTAAGCCAAAGATGGGACAAGTCTTACCGCACAGGCATGAAGTTCCACCAATTACTTCTTCATCTTCTTCAAAGCCCGAATAGCAGCCGTAATTTCTCGCTGTTTAATTTGTCGCTCACGTACTGAAAGACTCTCCGTCTTTTTTCCCAATGCCTTTTTGACCTTTCCTACAACCTGTTTGACCAATGGTTTGACAATTTTCAAAAGGAAAGGAGCAGCAAGAGCCGAACTTGTAGCAATAAGAGTAATGCTAGTAGTACTAACAACTTGAGGTGGAGAGGGAATAGCATCAACAACTCTTTGAGTCATTGTTAGTTTCTTATATTGAGTAATACATTTATTCCCAATTAACTGATACGCAATTATTTCTTTCTTTCCATCTTCGATTTTAGTTCCGATTTCCGCAGCCCCAGGAGGCGGGCAATCCTCGATCTTCTTGGGGGGAGGTGGTTCTTGTGCTGGTGTCTCTGGCTCTTGAAATCGTTGCGGTTTTGAATCTTCCGTATAAACCAATTCTTCAGGGACATAATTCATCGCATCGTATGAAGG